TTTAGTCTTACTTTTTTTGATTAGTTTCATACCACCAACGAATTTATCAGCTATCTTCTTTTCAGCTTCTTTCTTATCTTTAGCCATTACCTCTACTGACATCAAACCTAATCTTTGTGCTGGTGAGGCGTCAGGATCTAAATCAAAGAAGACTTCAAATTTCCCCTCTTTGTTTTCCCTTTGATGCTGTTTCATCACACTATTAAATGTAGGTAATGGGCTACCAAACTCTCTTTTTAGATACTTACTTTCTTTTACAAGGTCTTTTAGTTTCATTAACTTTTCCTCATCATGATATCGTGTCTTAATTCTTGGAGTTTCTTAATCCAATCATCAAGACGACTAATCATATAATTTTTATCCACATCCTTCTTATGTATTTCAGTATGCCACCTTTTCAATAAGGTCGAAATACTAAACAAAGAATCCATGTAGGACTTTTTGTTTTCATCAAACGACATGGGGATTATCTTAGTTGACCGACTTTTCCTGCTAGTTTTACCAACCTCTCACTAATTTTTTTAAGTGCCTTATGTGTGTTTTTCCAATAATCCCTTGAATCGACATTGAGTTCATTCTTTAACCTTAAATTCATATCGATTGTCTTTTCTAAACCTTTCAATCCATCACGAGTTTCTCTCATGGCCTTTCCAATCTTTTGTCTTGGAGTCAAAGCGTCATCATTACGAAAATCGTGATACTTTCCCTCTTTCCTTAACTTTGGGTCATTGGCAAGAGAATTTTTAGTGCCTATTGTGGGGTTATACGAACCACCACTATATCCAGCCTTCTTTTTTTTCTTACCTTTTTTATTTTTTCCTGCGAAAGAATGAGGAGTTTTGTAGGATATGTTTCCTACAGAAGCATTAGAATTTGCCTCTTCTAACTCTTTTTTGATGAGCTCACGAATGACTTCACGAAGTTTACTTTCGGTTGACATTTTTGAGCTCCTTGAGCAACTCATAGTATCTCATTAAAGATACTACCTGCTTATCTTTGACGATTCGACCTTTTTTAAGTCTATCGATTTGGTTTACTGCTTCATTAAGTTTAATTCTCGTTATATCATCGTCAATCTTTGGTGATTGATTTTTTAGAGCCTTTTTAATTTTAGAAACCTCGTCATTAATAAACTCTCTTAAAGAATTTGTGTTTGAGATATTATTTATATATTCTTTAAGTAGATTTTTCTGTGGAGTATTTAGAGTTTTGTATTTTTTATTAAAGTTATCAACCATCAACTGATATGATAACAATCTTAAATCTTTTTCCTCACCTTTGAACTCTTTGATTACCTGTGAATCGTGTTTAGTTTTTTGTATTTTTTTACCTGTAATGTGTTCGATTATGGTAAAGTTACTATCTACCTCATCTAAAGGGTTTAGAGTGGTTAAGGATTCTGATAAAAACATCTTATATATTGATGCATATACCTTGTAATTTGGTATTCTTGACCTAAAAAAATCTTCTGTCTTATAATTCTCACCAATCGATTTGATTAAGTTATACTTTTCTTGTCTAAGTTTTTTATTATTAACTTTTGAACGAGACTTCAATACAGCCTCAATTAATTTTTGAGCTTTGGAACTGGAGTTATAGTTAGTTTTTATTAGTATCTGATATAATTGGTTTTCTTTGCCGATTTCAGTATTCTCATTGAAAAATTTCTTGAGCAAACTAACTGATTTGCTCTTCTTGTCATCACTAATGATGTCTTGTGTTATCTGTCTTGACAACAACTCGAATAGAATACCTGTATTCTTAATTTTCGAGTGCTTAACTCGTTTGTTCATTTAATACTCCAATATCCAATATATATAATATCTCTTATATAAATATAAAAACTTCTAATAATCAGTCGTTTTTATTATTATTTAAAGAATCCACATCGTCTGAATACTCTTTTTCAACATCAAGTGTTTCTTCAAGTAATGTTCTGTCTTTGTGACCTAATTCTTTCTTCAAGGCATCGTAGTGTGCTAGTGCGATTCCATATTGTTTTCTTCTATCATGACTTCCCATTGGGTCTCTACCACGAGCTCCACTATCCTTACCAAACTTATTACCTTCCTTTGGTCGTCCACCTATCTCATCACCACTTCTACCTATATTTGCATTATCAAGTGCATCTTGTGCTGCAGGGTCTATTTCACCACCACCTTCATCACCACCCATCATCGCTCCTTGAGTTCCTACGGCTTCACCACTCTGAACCGGGTCATTACCCTCTTGTTCTATTTGGTCATGTCTAAACTTTCTCTTTTGGTCTTTGATTAAATCTAACCTAATTTTCTTCTTTTCTTCCTCAGTAAATTTGAAAACATTATCATATACCCATTCGGTTGACGCTAATTTTGAATCTATCATTGATTGTCCAAGAGATTGTTTGGAATTCCATAATTCAATCTTTTCTTCTTCGTATATTTTAGATGGGTTGGTTAAACTAAGTTCAAAATTTACCAAATCTTCATCGGTATATCCTTGAGAATAAAGATGGACTATACCAATCTTTGTCAACTCACTTACAATAATTCTTTGTATCCTTTCAATTGTTCTTGCAAATCTTACATCTTCTGCTGCTAATGTTGCCTTACTACCAAGTGATTCCTCATATCCTAAAAAGGCTTTTGGAACCTTTAGTGCGGCTAATAATTTGTTTCTTAGGTATTCGATATCATCCACGGCCTCATAGGTCAATCCCGGTAGTCCTTCTATTTGAGTACCACTATCTCCACCACGAACAGGTAGGAAGAAATCTTCGGTAAGATTTTGTATATTATATCTAAGATTGTAGTCACCAGTCTTTTCATCCATTACAGGTGCCTTTTTCATCTTATTAATAATTTTTTGCATAAAATTTTCTACTTCTGCTGGTGGTATATTTCCAATATCAATCTTAAAAACTCTCTTTTCAGGTGCTCTCATGATTCTATGAATTAACATAGCGTCTTCCATAAGAGACAATTGTTTCCAAATCTTACGGGCTCCTTCAATCATACCTTTACCATAAGGAACAAAATTACTATCCGAAAGTAATCTGAAATGTGCTATTTCGAAATTTTGAAATTCTTTTTCAGTTCTATTATATGAATGTCTATTGTCACCATCCTCAACTGAAAATTTTACCATATAAGGTTCATTCGGATCTTCTCCCTCTATTCGTGTGACATCGTATGCTGATAATGGTGTGATATTAGTTACACCATAGTTGTCTTTGATATCTAAGTAAAGATAAAAATCACCATACTTACATAGGTTTCTTACCCACGGCCATAGATTAAATTCAACATTTAAAATATCGTAATAAAGGTTTCTAAGAATATCATGAATATTTTCATTATCAGATTGTATTGTTAATACATCACCATACTCTGACCTCATTGTAGATTCGTCAGCGTAAATATCAAGAGCACTTGAAACAATAGCGTCATTATCCATTTCTTCGTAGTCTCTAAACAATCCTATTCTTTGTGCCTGAAAAGAAATTTGTTGTGATTTACCATAACCACCCGTTGCTAGGTTACTATACAATCTTGAATATCTATCCACAAGATTGTCTTTCGACATTTGTTGAACTCTATTTGTATCAGCAATCTTTAATTTTTTACCACCTGCATGTCTTACAATTACATTTGTGGAAAATAATCTTCTAAGTCTTGCCCTTAATTTAGATTCTGCCATTTTATCCTCTTACTTTATTAACCAAGTTAAATCTTCTTTTTCTTTACCGACATCCATTGTCCAACCTTCTGCTTTATCATCATTTGGAGTGTAAACTGCTTCATAGTCTAACATTCTACTCAATACATTTTTTTGTAATGCTATACCCTCAGCTCTCAATCGAAGTGCGGTATCTCTAACCCATAGACCGATAGCAATACTCATCACTAAATCATCATTGTATCCAGCCATGGCTTCGGCTCTATTATTGTTATATATAAATACAAACAACTCATCTATTAAACGAGAAGATTTAGCAACTACTAACTTCTCTCTAAAATATTCTTCTAATTTTGCAATAACTAATGGTCTTGTCTTTGATGTCATACTAAAGCCAGGTACCATTTGCCTTTCAGAATTACGATATCTGTTTGTAATCTGTCTTTGAACATCGACATAATGTAAATCTTTTGATGTGTAGAATAAATTATCATAATCCCTATCGATTACTGCTTGGATGGCTGCCCAACCTATACTTGAGTTTTCAATAACAAGTAATGCGTTATTGTATTCAACAGCCGTATTCATACACAAATTACCAAAATCTTTTGTTGATATCTTTCCACGATAC